GCTCGTCGTTGTTCATTTCTTCGGTTTCGGTTTGGGCTTCATCTTGGCGATAGTCTGCTGGTTCTTCAGCGTCGCATTGGTGGTCATCGCCTGATGCGTCCGGTCGAGCTGGTTCTGCTCCGCTTCTTGCTGGCGATCAGCGTCGCCAGCGAGAGCGCCGGCAATGATCTGGTGCCCCTTCATCGCGTGGCCCCGCATCGCGGCATGATGGTCGGCCGCCATCTTGGTCATCGCCTGGACGTGCTGGCTCTGCAGCTGCCCCATCGCCTGCTCGTGCTGGGCGGCGAGCTGGGCGGCTTGCAACTGCGCATCGTTCTGCGCCTGCTGGCCGGCTTGCGCGGTCGCGTCGGCGTCGTTCTGCGCCTGAGACATCTTGATCTGGCTGTCCTGGTCGGCCGCGGCGCTGTCCTGCTGGTCCTTCATCAGCTGACTCGCCAACGTCGCCAGCTGGGCGTGCCGATCGAGGCCGAACTTGTTTCCCTCCAGCTCCAGCTTCTGCAGGTCGACCATCGTCTTGGCGTGCAATTGCTGATGCTTGAGCTGGGTGTCGGCCATCAGGCGCGTGCGGTCGATCGCCTGCTGCCCGACCGTCTTGGTGCTCTCCGCCCGCACCTTCTCCAACATCGCCTGGGCCGCCACCGCTTGCGGATCCGGCGTCTTGGGCTGCGCGGCGATCTGCTGCAGCATCTGTGGGCTCGGGGTGCGGAAATAACGGCCGACGTTCTTGATGTTGGCGAGCGCCAGCATGTCGGTGACCGTGTTCAGCATCTCCGGGATGCCGACCACAGGATTGCCGGGACCGAACTGTGAGAACACCAGTTGCTGCTTCTGGTCGATCTGCTGCAACGCCAGCATCCGCACCATGTCGGAGCCCTTGCCGAGGTTGGGATTGACCTCCATCGACAGCGTCGGATCGAAGGTCGAAGTATCGCAGGGCACATATTTGCCCCGCATCTTCAGCATCCGGGTCTGGTTGGGGTTTTCACAGATTTCGCCGTACAGGCCGGCAAAAACATCCTTGAAGCCGGTTTCGCACAGCACCCTGGCGACGAGCTCAACGCGCTCCTGCGCGCCGTTGATCACCGCCTCGACCCCAATCATGGTCGAGCTCTGCAACGCCTTGGGATCGAGGCCTTTGGCGGCGTCCGACAAACCGGTGCGCCGCTGCAGAACATCATTCAGCATCTCGATCACCGGCATCATCTGCTGACCGAGGAATGGCGTCGAAGTGAACATCACGCTGGAGTTGGGGTCGCCGCGGGTCCTGATCACCGCGCCCAGATCGTCGTTCATGGCGTCGTCGGGATTGACCAGGAGCTCGTTGATGACGGTCTTGGGGTTGATGCTCTCGGCCGCGCTGTCGAGCGTCGCCCGCATCGCATTGGTCTTAATGCGCTGAATGTCCTCGGTATAATCAGAAATCGATTGGCCGATAATCGTGTGCGACACTGGGTCGCACGAGAACATGGCGAACTTGACCCGATTGGCCTCCTCGTCGCTCAGAATCTCGTAGTTCTCGCCGATCGTGGTGATGTAGCGCAGCTCCGGCACGCCATCGCCATCCTTGTCGATCTTGACGAACCACTCGCCGTATTTGCAGCCGTCGCCGATACTGGAGCCCATGAAGCGGCCAGGATTGCGCAATTGCGGCTCGGCGGAAAAAGCGTTCTCGCTCGACTGCACGTTCTCGACGCACTTGTCGCGCGGCACGCCCATGGCGATCAGCTGGTCGATCGGCACCACACGCTCGTGGCCGACAATCCGGCTCTCGCGAAAGGTTCTGGCGTACCGATCGAGCCGCATCTCTTCCGGCGGCACGCCGGCAACCTTGATCAGAGGCTTCGAAACCTCGAATTCGACAATGGCGTAGTCGTAGACCGGCGGCGGCGGCGCCGTCAGATTGGCAGGAAGGGGAGGAGGCGTTGCTCCAGCCATTGGTCCTGGTGGAGGGCCTGCTGGACTAGGGCTCCCAGGCGGACCAGATCCCGGGCTATTTGGCGCTCCTCCCGGCGGCGCTCCAACCATCGGTCCTGGCGGAGGTAGCGGAGACGGAATCGGGCCAGGCCCTGGTTGGGGTGGACCACCCGCATTAGCTGGCGGCCCAGCGGCCGGCGGAGGTGGAACGGCTGGCCCAGAAGGCGGTACCGGCTTGCCAATCTCGAATATCTTCGCACTCTGGTCCTCCGACAGCAGCACCTGCAGCTGCTCCGCGGTGACGTTTTCGAACCGCTTGCGCCGCATTTCCTTGTTGGTGTCGGTCCACCACTTGAGGAAACCAGAGCGAACCGTCAACGCATCCTTGATTGCCCCATAGAGGTTGAGAAAACCATCGTTATCATGCCAGAAAACATAGTTGACGTAGTCGGTCGCCTGCTCCGCCAGATCGGCGTCCTCCTCCGATCGCGGCACCAGGAAGATCGGGCTCTCCGAGGCTCCGAACAACCGGATCAACCCCGGCATCATCAGCATGATGGCGTCCTTGACGTCGGTCGACACGAAGGTCGAGCGATTGGGGACGTCGCTGTTGTCGCTCTCGTTGAGAATCTCGCCCAAGGTCTTCTTGGGATCGACGCCGCGGAACGGCGAAAGGACATCACTGTAATCCAGTGATGGGGAATAGCCGTAGTACAGTAACTCGGCCGCACTGCGATCGCCGGCCAGGACCGAATCTTCGTAGTCCCGACAGTCCTCCATCATGGATTGGAGGTAAGTCTGGTAGCTCTCTGGATCAGAGGGATCGTAGAAGGACGGCGCGCTGGACTTGTCAGACTTGAAATGCGCAAAGATGCGTTCAAGAGCCATTCCAGCCCCCGCCGACGCACCTTTGTCGGAGGTCTAGCGCGATTAGCGCTTGGCTGGCAACTCGTTCATCCGCTCCAGCTCAACCCCAGCAGCGTGGAAATGACCGATCAGCACCTTCCACGCCTTGGGGTTGACGCTCTCGCGCTGCTGCTCAAGCGAACGATCGAGCAACTCGCGCACCAGCTGTTCCGGCTCATCGAGCGCCATCGTCATGTCCAGGCTCTGCCGGCTCAGATCGGCGGAGCCGCGGGGCTGGGTTGGAAATGCCGGCATATCCATGCGTTGTGGGGGATCGGCGGAACCTCGCCCAGCAATTGCAGCGCCTTCCGGCAACGCGCCGGTTTCAGAAACCCCGCCCTCGTCCGCTCGCCCCTCTGGTTCGCCCATTCGACGCACTCCCTGCATGTGTGATCGGCATTCGGGATGGCAAAATGGGCCTGTCCCGGATAAGTTGCAAGGTGCTGGTCGCTGGACGCGGTGAGGTTCTGACTGCCGACCATCACACCAGCCCCCGCAATCGACGCCTCAGCCGCCCCTGGCCGCCCCATTTGGCGCTGGTCGAGGAGCTGATCAAAGGCAGACCGACGCAGCCGGTGCGGAAGGCGTCGGCGGCGTCCTCGGCCTCGTCGGGAATCGCCATCCCGGTCTTGCCGCGCCGATAGGACCTCAGACGCGCCAGCCCGCGCCGAGTGGCGCTCTCGTCAAACCAGCTGACGCCCAAACTGGCCCGGGTGGCGGTGATGCCGTCCTCGGTCGAATGGTTGGGCACCGTGATCACCGGCTCGGCGAGCAGGTTGTTGAGCTCGTGCCTTCGAGAGTGGCCGGTGGACAGCTCGCGCACCTCGACATCGTGCGGCAGCAAATGGGCGCGATAGGCGAAACCTCCCGTTTTGGCCTTCAAGGCCAAGAGTGTGGTGTAGTGGCTGAGTGGCTTGCCGCGGCCCTCGATGTAATCGATCCAGTGCAACTCGCGACCACAGACCTGGAACAGCCACACACACTGCAAGTGCCGCATACCGAGGTCCCAGCTGGTGATGACGCTGGTGTTCAAGTCGGGAGAAACACGGGTGACCCTCCCCTGCATCTGTAGGCTGTTGAGCGCCTCGGTGTAGAACGCGCCCTCGACCGGGGCGTCGAACGAGTTCATCATCTCGCGCGCGAACTCGTCGGGGCTCATGTCGTTGCGCATCTCCTCGACTTCGTGATGCGACAGCGCCTCCTCGCCGGTGTCGACAATCTTGATGTCGAAAATCGCCCAGTTGGGGTCGTCCTCGGCCTTCAGTTTCAGCTTGTGGAAGTGATCGTCGCCATTCGAGGTGCCCGAGACAATGGCGAAACCACTATAGTCAGCCAGACAAGGCCTGACGACAGAGGTGAAGGCGGCCGGGGCGAGAAGAGGATATTCGTCCAGAACCGCGCCATCCAAATATATGCCGCGCAGCCGCTCATAAGCGAGGCCGCCGCCATACAAACGAATGGAAGCGCCGCCGGGAAAAATGACAGAGAGCTCGCCCTCCAGCGACCGCACGCCGGGAATGTTGGCGGTGTATTCCTTCAGATAGGCCCAGCACAAATCCTTGGTCTGGTCGAACGAGGGGCCGATATAGGCGTACCTTGGCGGAGGGGTGAGGCGCGTGTTGTCGAGCGCGGCGCGAATGAGGGTGTTGACGAGCGCCACTGTCTTGCCGGCCCGCCGATGGGCGACGACGAACTTCCAGCGGGCAGGGGAAGCGTGAACCGGCTGAAAATGCCGGCGCGGCTTGTAAGGCAGGACGATGGTGTCGTCGTCATCCGGCGGACGGCTCGTCGGGGATAGGGTCTGGAGCGTCGTCAGCGTCGGTCCTCCAACGGAAAGTGATCGTCCTCCGGTTCTGGTCCATGGTCAAGGAAGCCGACGATTGGGCGGAGCTCGCAGGGGCCGGCGAGAGAGGGGCGCCCATCGCCAGCCGGCTGGCCAGGACCTTGGTCGACGCCCATTCCAGCCGGCGAGCGTCGGCATTCGGGTCGAACAGGGTTTCTATGGGAACGCTGACCGCCTTGGCGAGCGTCAGCTGGTAAGCCTCGTCCAAAACCCGCTGCAAGCGCGGGGATGAGCGCAACATGCGGGCCAAACGAACGAGCGGGACCTTCAACAGATTGGCGGCGGCGGGGAGCGAACCATGGGCGAGATGAAGCGCGGTCGCACACTCGTCCTGGTCGAGCGGGACGGTGATCGGGCGTTCCGACCAGGGATAGTACGGCAAAGGCGTGAACTCCGCCTCGTCGCCCTGGCGATCGTTGGGGTTGACCAGAGTTAAATGCGTTTTATCCATGTGCAATAGTTTAGCACAGACTATTTTCATTTTTCAAATGTGATATTAATCCTCTCATAGCGTCATGGAGTGGGTCCCCGGTTCCGGTCCCTGTAGAGGCGGGTACAGGGGGGGGCAAGCGCGCTGCCGTATACGCGCGGCCGCGCGTGCATCGCGGGCGCAGCGCCAGCTGGCGCTGGCGCTTGGCCGAACAAATCATGAACCAACTCATAATTGTATTGCTTCGCAATACAATTATAGATTGCTGCTAGCACAGCTAGCAGTATCTGTCAATAGGACTATATCAGTCCTATTGACAATCCCTGCTAACAGTCCTAGAATGGCGTGTTTCTCTAACTGAAGGTGAACTGTGAAACACCCCAACGGCGTCATCCTATGGCAAGGCTTGTCGCTTATCGATCGCGCCCCGATCGTTGTCATCGCAACTGGTGTGCGCGGCAAGTCACGCAACCCCAAGACAGGACGCATGGTTCAGACATGGATCATGCGATCGGACGTCGCGCCCCACATTGCGGTCAAGACAGGCGACGATCGCAGCGTGTGTGGCGATTGCGAGTTTCGACCTAGCTTGCCGCGGCCCAAAGGCAAGAAACCATGCTATGTGCGAACATGGCAAGCGCCACGTGGGATCTATGCGGCGTTCAAGCGCGGTCGTTACCCTACCGTCACCCCACATGAGGCGGCCAAACTGTTCGCCGGCCGTGAGTTGCGTATGGGGTCTTATGGCAATCCATCGGCTGCGCCGTTGCCGCTGTGGCGTATCGTCAATTCCAGGACGCGCGGCCATACCTGTTACATTCATAATTGGCGAACAGCGGCCCGCGGTTGGACCGATCTGGCTATGGCGAGCGTATCCAGCTTGGAGGAGTCGCTAGCGGCGGCCAAGCTTGGCTATCGGACCTTTCGCGTCCGATCGCCCGACGAGCTCATCGAGCTCCGCGAAGCGCCATGCCCCGCGGCCGCCGAGTCGGGGCATAAGACGGTTTGCGCGCTTTGCTTGGCGTGCGGCGGCCGGCGAGCCAAGGCCAAGGTAGGGATTACGATCGTTCAGCACGGCTAGTTCAAACCCCGATCCCTGGCGCTAGGGCGGCCCGCGGGCCGCCCTTTTCGTTTCCGGGCTGTCTTGACCCCGATCGCCGGCCGCCGGCCGTCCTGGCGGCCCGGAGGCGGTCCGATCGGGGTTCGATCGGGGTCCGATCGCGCCCGGGCCGGCGCGGCGGCCGAGTCGGGGTTGTATCGCCACAACTCGGGGTTGTATCTTTGACCTTTTCGGTATGACCGCGGCCCGCGTGTTGATTGGGTGGGGCCTCCGGGCGATCGTGAGGGCGCCCCACCTTGACGCCTTCCCTGCCTTGCGAGACACTTCGTTAGGCCTATCGTCACTTTGTCATAGCGTCATAAAAGACGATTAGCCATTTACCTAAGCAAATGCAGTCGGCTTTACGCCCGTGTCTATTTGCACATTTATTCTACATGCCCATTTATGTAGTTAACGCCCTTTTTCGCTGCATTCACTCACAGGCGTAAAGCTGAGTACATTTGTGAAGGTAAATGGCTAATTCAAAAATTTGACTTGACAACATTATACAACTCCGCGGAATTGTGATCGCTTCACAATCAACCGGAGAAAAAAAATGTCAGACGGCCCGGATGCCCCCTTCGACCCAAAGGCGGCGGTGCGCGCCCTGGTGGCGACGCAACCCAATCGCCCGGAGCGCAAACTCTCATTCCACGATCAATGCGCGGCGTTCTATGCCCTCTACAACGGCATGAGCGCCGGCCTTGTCGCCAAAACCTTTGGCGTCACCATCGGCACCGCCTCGCAGATCGGCGGTTGCCTG